TATTTTTAGGGGCGGGGACGTGATAGTTGACAATTTGGAGACAATTCGAGGTTTTCGAAGGGGTCTGGGGGGAATTGTTCGCCGTTCACATAACGACAGGGTCTCAGATTTTTGCAACAAAACCAAGGCGTTCACCACTCGTCACAAAGCGTAGCCCCAATACGTGACAAAAAAAAGAAGGCCACCTCCGAGCATTCCCAGAGATGACCTTCACACACACACACGTAACAAAGAGTGCTATAAAGAGTAGTCTGTGTCCTGAGGTTGAACAGGTCAACAACAAAACACATTAATTATAAGCTTGACGGTTATCTGACCACAGTTACACTTGGAACCATAGGTGTAACACTAAAGGTAAACTAAAAGCTGGCTCCCAGTCCCTTACTATGGGGAATTATTACCAATAACCACCTTAAAAGAAAGATTCTTAGTAGTTTAAGAGTACACTAATTTCATTGTTCACTCTTAGTACACTAAGAGGGGGCTCCTTTATTTCCCTCATATTAGTCCTTTTCCTTGTTTCTGGTTGTTATTTCTCTTAGTTGTTCGCCCACAGGAGGGCTTTTTAACACTAAAGGTATACCCTTTGTCCTTATATCCATCTAACGGACGTATTTGACCCCTTAGAACGCTTGTAATAGGCATCAGAGAAAGCTTGGAGTTCCTTGTTTAGGAGTTCTGTCTTTCTGTCCTGTATCTTTGTCTCTGCATCTTGAGCCATTTGTTCGGTCCAGTAGGCTACAGCGATACTCAGGGCATCAAGGCGGTCATCATGTGTTATTGCACCTCTGTCCTTTGTTATACGGGACATCTGGTACATCAGTTGGTAACGTAGCTGTAGCTCAGGTGGGTATCCTTGAGCAGTCTCAAAGTCCTTTCTGATGACCTCTGGAGACACAATGAGCCTGTGTTGGTTCATTATGGGCTCTAGGGTATCAATGATACGTTTCTCTTTCTGTATGTTGTGTCTGACCTCCTCCATAGTACACGGGTGTACCTTGGTGAGTACTGGCTTGAAGATTTCGTTGAACATACCGTCACCAAAGTTACTCTCAACCACAATGGCGTTGACCTGATGTTTCTTAGCAATCATCGCAAGGGCTTTCAGGGTCTCTTCGCTGTACCCTCCTTGTAGACCTCCTGCGTCAGGAACGAACAACATTCCGTTCAACATTTTGACCACAGCGTACCCAGTCTCATCCTTACCGCGACCACTGGGGTCAATAGCAAGAACACTCCCTGTGAACGGTATGTGGTCACCAACAGCCTTAAATGGACGGTGGTATCTGTCTCCACTGAATCCTACGTTCGGTACACTCCCGTCCCACACTAGGTCAGGAGCTTGAGCCCACACAAGTTTCTCTGGGGCTATGTCGTTGTCGATGTCCGCTACAATCAGGTCATTAAGTTTCAGTGGGTGTCTGTCCACGTCACTCAGGCGTGTATCCAGCATGAACTGCATGGCGAACCCAGAGCGACCGTAGGACATCTCTCGTTCTAACAGGTCAATATCTGAGAACCGTGTAGGTTCGGTAGCTTTGCCTACCTTCTCAGCGTCCACACAGACGTCCTTCACAGCCCCGTTATAGCCCTTTTCGTTCGTCTGAGGGGTCACATACTTAGCAGGCCATATACGAGCCTTGTAGCCACGCTCTTGTAGCTTGTTGTAGATACTGTCCTCAGTCTGAGGTGTTCCTAGGAATATAATCTTAGAGTCATCTTCGGGCTTCAGGATAGCATCAAACTCTTTTACTTGTTCGCTGAGCTTCTCACGCATAGCCTGTGTAGCTGAGTTGTTCGCTACCTCGATGTCATCGGCAATGATGATGTCCGCACGGGAACCTGTAAGCTGACTGGTAACACCCAGAGACTTTACAGACGGGGCGTGCGACGCAGGAGCAGGACCTACGTCAAAAGATATCTTACTGAACCGTTGCTTGTCGTTGGGCTTCAGGTGAGCCAGAAAGGGTACTTCGTGGATAAGACGCAAGGTGAACGTGCTGAAATCATCAGAACGTGTCTTGGACGCAGAGACCACAAGGAAATTTAACGAGGGGTTCAAGAGTAACTGATGAACCACATAGGCGGAACAAATCCAAGACTTACCAACACCACGGAACGCTTCGATAATGACACGCTTGTCCTCACCTTGCATGAAGTCTGCAATGTTATACTGGATGGGTGTTGGTTCTGGAAGGTTTAGGTGCTTCCAAATGAGGAACAAGAAGTTCCTAAAGTCTTTGAGTTCGTCCATATTTACTTGTTGCGACTACGGTTCTTTGCCTTGCTTTGGATACGCAAGTTACCACGAGAGTTATTCAAAGGGTTGCGGTCTTTGTGGTCAACGTCTTTACCCGCTAGGGCTGCCTTGCCGTGCTTCTTGACGGCTAACCGTCTTGCTTGGTTTCTTCCTGACCTGCGCTTACGTTGCTCAGGTTTGGAGTGGTAGTTGGCGTATTCTTTTTTATAGTTTCTCATTAGCGGCTAACGTTATGTGTTCGGAGTCATCTCGGAATGGAAGCATGTCTACTAGGTTACCCAATGGGTTTTCGTTGGTAACCTGAGCGTGGATGCCATTGTCTTTTAGGAGTTGCCTAGCTGCGTTCAGGTCACTAGGGGATGCTTCCCCGCTCTGGATACGCTGGATGAACTCACTGATTAAAAGGTCTTGAAGGCTGTATAGCTTTTCTGTTTTATCACTCATTATTACTTGGTAATCTCCTTGTAGATTTTAATACCTAAATAGAACATCGTTAAGACGCCTACGCCTATAGCTACGGTAGTGTTAATATGGTCAAGGGTTAGGGTTCCGAGGATTCCACTGGTGGCTATAAACGGGGTCACGTAAGGGTTTTCAGGTAACATTTTGGGTTAATGGGATTGAGAGGGTTAATTAGAATTTAATACAAGCTAGAAGTGCTACGTTTCGTGGACGGTTTTCTGAAGAGTTAGAAGTCCCGCCAACGCTACTTGTAGAACGGGTCGCCGCAACAGAGCCAGCTCCCTGCAATGGTTGACCACCAGCTCCCGGACTATAGTGAACGTTAAACGTATGACTGTGGGATTCCATCTGGTCAGCCTGATAACTGCCAAAGGAACGACTACCATCCACTCCACGAGAGTCATCCCAGCCACGCATAAACTCACCTCGAAGGTCAGGAACAAGGAACGTAGTGCTACCGTCACCAGCACCATAGGTTTCACCAATAGCTGCAAACAAGTCTGAATAAGTTGACCGAGAGACTGTTGAACCGTCAGCCTTGAGAAAGCCTGTAGGGGGTGTGTTAGCTGCATGGTAAATCACCGAACCTGCGGGGAAGGGTGACGCATTAGTTCCATCAGTTCCATCAGCTCCATCAGCTCCATTGTTACCAGCAACACCTTGTTCGCCTTGTTCCCCTTTAGCTAAAGCACCAGTAGAAGCATTCTCAGAAACCTCTTGAGCCACAAACAGACCTTGTTGGTAAGCTGTGTCTAGGTCACTCTCAGACAACCTAGAGCCGTTCTGGAAGTCCACTAGTTGTGTGGTTCCAGTATTACGCCATACACGTATCTTTTGGAATGCACTGGGTGCTACATTGAGTGTTACGGTCTTTGCCACAGCGTCACGAGAAGAGACTGTAAGGTCACTCCAAGTTGTTCCGTTGTAACCCTTCACGTTAACGTCATCAATCGAGAGGAAGTTAAAGGGGACGTCGTAGGTAGTTGATGTGAGTCCTGAGGTATATTCAATGTAACTGTTAGCCATAATTAGTGGGGGTTATTGGATTAAGCGGTATTGTTGCTTTTCTTGGGTTAGTTGCGCCATCGACTGTTTTAACTCAGGGAACTCTTCGAGCATTTCTCGACGGGCTTGCTTACGGAAACGTCTGAGCCAGTTATTGATTAGCCTAATACGAGGAGACTTCTCTCCGATAGAACTGTCGTTTTCTGCTTGTAACGCTTGGTACTGCTTGCTCTTGACTAGTCGTGCAAGGGTTTGACGAAGGTTCTTTCCACCAATCTTTGTGGTCGATGTCTTTTCAAGCCACACGTCATACGCTTGGCGTCCTTCTTCGTTGTAGATGTCCTTTGTTTGAAGAGTACCACCAATCTTACTGTTCTGCTTGTTGAACCCGTGAGCCAAACTTCCTAACTCTTGGTCAAGCATGTTGTCACTCTCGCTACTGATGTATACAGGGTTAAAGATGCCAGCACCCATTGGAAGATTCTCGTACTTAACAGCTTCACCAAGGAAGTTACGCTTCTTAGGAAGCATACCAGATGCAGGAGACTTCTTGAGCATATAGTCAAAGACTGTACGTGTTTCACGAAGCACTCGTTCGTCACTGTAGTTCTGTCCTTGGGAGAACAGTGTTGGAACAAAGCCACCAGCAATGTTACCTACTAATGCCTTAGAGTTAGCTTGTGGGTCACGAAGCATGTTCAGCATGTTGTCCAAACCTTGAACGTAGGACTTGTTGGTGACGTTATTACTGAAAGATAACGATACGGCTGAGAACATATTGCCCATCATAGTATCATCTAAGTCATAGTATTCCTGTGCTTCCACAAGGTCAGCAAAGAGACCAATCACAGTAGCCATTGGGTCTAAGCGTTGGTAGCTAAAATACTTGGCACCTATCTTGAGTGAGTAAGGTTGCCACCCTGTTAATTTAAGGGCTTCCTTTTCCTCTTGGGTTCGTGGTCCACCACCTGTGATGAACTCCTTGTTAGACAGCGCATACCACATACCTGCTCCAACTATTGAAACACCTGTTGCTAGGCGTCCCGCGTGTTCAGCACGGACGAATGGGTCGTCACTATTCAATCCTTCAGTGAGCTTCTTACGGCGATACGTTAAGTCTGCTCCCATTCCTAACGGAGTTCGGTCTAGCGCAAACTTCAAGATGTTTGTTGGAGTATTAATGAACGGAACAACAAAGTTAAGCATTGGTATCTTTGTCTTCAGCTTACCAAGGGTGTCACCAAGAATACCAACAACAGAGTCTTGTGCTAGGTCGTTAGTAAAAGTGTTTACCTTAGAGAACTCTAACGCTGCATCAGCAAGTCCACCTCGTGATGCATCATAGGGATTCTGAGCTAACTGTGCTTGGATAACTGACATCTGGTCGCCACCATACTCAAGCCCGTGTAGGGTTTTAGAGGTTTCCACAGCATCCAGATAGACGTTAGCTTCATTATAAGCTCGCCCACCTTTTGTAATGTAATTCTGGAAACGTTCATTAACGAACTCGGCTAGTTCCTTACCGTTAGCCTTTCCTGCTTGGAGACCTTCGTATGCTAGGTTGGTACGAACATATGCACGGTAGTTGAGCTGTTTGAAGAACTCATCCACAGTCATAAGACCACGGCTAGGTAGTCTCACTCCAGTACCAATTGTGTCCACAGCTTTGGCAATAGAGTCGTGTTGATTTACATCAAACTTCTTGCCTCTGTCCGTCATCATTTGAGATACGTTCTGACTTGTGATTGCATCAGTACGCTTAGCGGTATCGTTGAAGGCTACAGAGCCCTTAGTCAACACAGCGTCTTGGGTGTTCCAAGCCTTACCAGCAAAGGTGATGGCTTCTTTGATGTTCTCCATCTTAAAGGCATAACCAAGGATAGCTCTGGCAACGTCAGGTTCACCACGCAGTAGTCCTCCGAATGCCATCTCACCCATACGTAGGGAAGTGGTAAGAGCACTACCAAGCGTATTAACGACCTGAGTAGCAGGACCAGAGAGTAGGGAGTTCATCCAATACTCAGTGACCATGTTCATCATCTTGCCACCTTGCATCTCCTTTGTGAGAGCACCAACAGATTTCATTCTAGCGTTAGCTGCTGCTGTACCGTCAATAGCTCTTGCTACATCAGAGTCACTACCAGCCATAACCAGTTTATTGATGACGTCTTGGACATCCATCGTACCTGTGGTTTCGTTGGTGTACTTAGCGTAGTCCTCTGGGTCACGAGCAATGAAGTCAAAGCCAACATCCTTATTCAGACGGTAGCCACCGTTGGAACCATCAAGGAACTTACGTTGAACCAATGACAGACCTGCTTCCTTACCCATCAACGACCATATGCGTTGGACTTCGGTTAGCTGGTCGATACCAGAAACAACCTTTGCCTCTAGTTCCGCTAGGTTCTTCGAGGAGTCCTTTCGAGCTGCACTTGCTTCCTTTGCTAGGTCAACAAGGTCACGACTCATAAGGTCAATGAGTGTCTTAGCGGCACGCTGCTGTGTTCTGAAGTCTGCTAGACTTGAACCACCTGCTCGTTTAAGTTTAGCGACTGCTCCTGCCCAAGTGTTTTGATTACCTCCTAGAAGGTCTACCATCTCTTTGGTTTCAGCAGCGAGTTCCTCAGCAGTAACCTTCTCACCCTTGACGCCTGCGCTTTTGAGGTTCTCCGCAACAGCAGAGATAACACCCACAGCAGCACGGCTAGAGGAGATATTACGAGCAGCACTCATGATAGCTTGGTCGCCACCTGTCTTTAGCTGACGTGCAAGACGAGTGATTGCTGAGGCTACTTCTTCTTCTACTGCTTTGGTAGCTTCAGCTTGTCCCATCTCAGTATTATAAGGATTTGTAATTTCCTCATCACGGAACTGGTTAGGGACTTTCTTCTGCCTTACTTTAGATGTCTTATCCAACCCACGGTTCCGAACATACTCTTTAAAGCTTTCTACACGTGGATTGGCTTGTACGCCCGATTTGTTGCGACGGTAGTTACGGTAGGCTTCCTGAAGAGTCGGATTGAGGACAGGACGACGTGCCTCCATTCCTTGTTGAATACTTGCTCTAGTAGCATCACCACGAGCCAACTCTTCGGGTGTGAAGTCTTCGGCCTTAGCTTTTCTTTTCTTCTTTGGTTCTTCCTTAGTAGCGGGGTTCTTTACAGAGTTAAGGATGAAACTATTCTCAGCTTGTAGTTCCTCTACGGACTTACCACCCATAGCCTTTTTGACGTTAGCCATCTTCTTCTCGCCAACAGCTATGTTCTTCTCAACCTCTTTAATCTTAGCTTCTAGCTTCTGACGTTTGTCAGGGCTGATGTCTTCAGGATTCTTAGGGTTAGGAAGGTCAGACGAAGGTGTATTCTCAAGTTGCTTTTTGTAAGACTCAAGGATTGCCTTCATCCCCTTCTTAGGGTTGTTCAGGGTTACATCTAGCTGTTGGTACTCTTTAAGACGTCTAAGCTTCTCCTGAGCTTCTTGCTTCTGCTTGGAGGTATATTCTGTTTTTCGTTCTTTGTGGAATTCATATAACTCCTCTCCGTTGTCCTTACGGTCTTGGAGTTCTATCTCAATCTTTTCCTTTGTGTGAGGTTTAACACTGTCCCACTCCAAGGCTTTGTTGAGGTATTCGGAGGGTACTTCGGAGACTTTCTTCCCTCTCCAATTCTTACTTCCAAAGTCTAACTTCCAATCCACACGACCACGAGGCTTGGTGGAGAGTAAGTCATCCTCCTGCAGTTCTGAAAGACGTTCAATAACCTTTCCGTCTGCATTAAGAGCTTCACCCTTTTCATTACGTATTTCTAAGCCATCTTCATCAACAGCCGCCGTAAAGTCCGAACCACGGTCATCAAGTGTACGGTGGGTCTGTCCGTGTAGCTGGTCGATGTCCTTGAGGAATGAGAACTGCTCATCAAACATACGGTTCTGTTCAGAGACAATGTCACCTGTGTACTTGAATACATCATCTAACAGGGAACCGTCGGTTGCACTCAGCCCCAGCATACCTTTAACAGCAGCTAGGAGTTCATCAAAGACAGACTTCTTAGGGACGTCGCTCTCCATTGCACTGAGAACCATACGGAACTCTTCATTAGAGAATGCCTCAGAGACAAACTCAGCAAGGTTAGTGAACGCATAAGGTGTATCAGTAGTACGTGTCGCTGCTCCTGTAACTTCACTGGAACCAGCAATACCGCCTTCACCAAAGACCTTTTCGTCAAGCCCTAGCTTCTCAACAGCCTTTAGGTATGTACGAGCAAGACCAGACGTAGCGTTGTCAGACTGAGCTGCAACCTCCGTCATCATTTCTTTAAATGCTGTGGGACTGTCTGCCGTGTGTCGAACGTCTACGTTGAGCTTGTGTAAAGTTGTAGCGTGCATCAGCTCGTGAGCCAACGTACGAACACCACCGTTGCCCATCGTGATAGTGCCAGATGCTTGTCCTGTGGCTTCGTCAACGTTAGCTTTAAATGTAGAACCACCTTCACCAAAGTTCACCACAGTGTTCTTGAGGCTTTCTGGTGCGTTGGTCAGTAGAGCTTTAAACAGAGGAGCAAGCTCACCGTCGTAGCCCTGTGAGTAACCTTGAAGTAAGTCAAAGGCACTTGTGGACTCACCTGTTACATCACGACCCATAGCCTTCGATAACGAGGCACGGAAGGTCTGTGTGCTGTCAAAGTCTTCTTGAAGTAACTTAGCGTCTCGCTGTCCTGAGAATACTACGTTCTCATACTCCTCAAGGATTGCCTTTGGGTCATCTCCTCTACGGGACTTCTTAATAGCTTTAACACCAGCAATCAGTCCGTCTACCACACCACCAAGAGCTAAGCCCTCAAGGGTGTTCTTTAGTCGTCCTTCAATCTCTCCGTCGTCCTCATCTGCGGCAAGGTAATCGGATATAGGGTTACTTAGTGTCGGAAAGGTTTCGATGAGGTTACTTAGGCGGTCTTCTTGTGCTTGGAACATCGAGAAGTCAGCCACAGCTCCCGCTGCCATGTTACCCTTTAGGTTTAACTTACGGGCTCCACGGGCTCCTTTGAGACCCTTGGCTGCTGTACTTAGCTTACCGACTTTACTGAGCTGTCCTGCAACAGGAATGAAGCCAGTCATAAACTGACTAACACCTTCAACCATACCGCCCGCAAAGGTCTTAGAGCGACCAAGGAAACGAGTGTCGTAATCAGGTAGTAGGTCGTCACCTGTAGCGAAGTCAGCTAGGTCATAGAGACTTTGAACTGCTCCTTCTACACCACGGAAGGGAGCTGCCAATACGTCTGTAAACATATTAGCATCTTCTTGTGGATTAGGGGTTTGTTGGGTGCTACGAGGAGTAGCGTTAAGGAAGTCGTCTATTGCCATAATTATTTAAGGTAGCCGTTTGTTGTTAGGTAAAGGTTTTGGAACGTCATAAGCTGTGAAACGCTCATTTCGTATTTCTCTGCTATTTTATTAAGGGTTTCCCGGTGCTGAGGGTCAACATTTTCAAGGGTCATCCCTCCATCTTTCCAAGCTTGAACAGCCGCCGCAGTGTTTTTGATACTACCACCGATTATGATGGGTACTAAGGAGAAGTCTAAAAGGTTATTTTCAACCAAAAAATCTACGGAGAACTGTCCCTTCTGACGTCTGTCTACTTGTCCTCTTTCAACTTGAGAGGCTTGCGCTCCCAATTTAAAGACACCACTAACCAACGTTTCGGCAGGAACCCCTGCTACCTTCATAAGTTCAAAAAGCTCTGTACCTTTTTCTAGGCGTTGGTCGAGAGGGGGTTTGATGTATACCTCTGGACCTTGTTTGAAGCTCCACTTAGGTATGATGCCCATGATGAGTCTGTCAGCCTCGGAGGGCATAAATGGTTTACCTGCAAAACCTATTCTGGCTTTCTTATTGACCCACGCATCCTCATAAATAGATACGTGAGCTTGGTAAACTTCGTCATCGCTTAATGTACCGAGCTTTTTAAGTTTTTGATAATTCTCTAATCGTTTTTGAGGCGACCTCCCTGCGGGGACCAGCGTACCATTTATATTTTCATGTGTGATTTTTTCGGTCTTATCTTGTCTTGCCTCCTCAGCTTCTAAAGCAATAACCTTGGCGGCATTCTCTGGGCTCATCACGCTTTGAAGTTCTTCTACACGCTTCTCACCAACTATCTCTATGTCCTCTTTTTGTTGTTGGGTTTTTGCAGCAGCAACACCAACAGTCGCAGAATTAAGAGTACCCTGAGACCACTCATTTAGCTTTTTAACTACCTCAATCTCACCCTCCTTGAAGGCTAGACTTCTCTCGCCATCATCTTGAATGTCCTCAACCGAGTCATAGAGCTCTTGATACAGAGTATCGCGTTTTAACTTCCATTGACCCATAAATAAGTCTCCAACCTCAGTAAATGTTGGTTGACCATGTGCCGTTACCGCCTCGTCTAAGTGACTCTCAGGGAGAGATGCGACTGTGGAATCGTAGACGGAGGTTTGTAGGTTCTGATGTTGCGCCATCCACGAGGTGGCATACTCCTTACGAAATAACAGTGGGTTCGCTTTCATCTTATGAAGCTCCACGGTCATCATATCCCGTAAGAGGTCATTCTCATAAGTGACATCGTTAAACACACCACCGTGAATACTCATGGCTTTAATAGCTGCATCAATGTAGGCTTTTCCTGTTCCCTCACTTGGGATACGAATGACTGCTGCTTGAATACCCGCTATGTGTACCTTGGTATCCCTAACAGCATCGTTGTAGGATTCATCCTTACGCGCCTCTAGTTTCTTTTCCATCTGTGTGAGGTATAGCTGACGTGTAGGAGTAGCGAACAACTCTTGCCCTGCTACCATATTGTCCTCTCCTTTGCCGTCCCCAATCTCCTCAATCATGTCTTCGAGGAGCTGGTGGTCAAGTGAGCTGTCACTGGCTAACAAGGTATCCATCTTGGTTTGTAGTGTACCAAAGACAGCCTCTGCTGCTGCACGTCCTCCAAGTGTTCCTTTGTGAGAGTTAATTAATTCCCCTCCAATCGTGGCTATCTGGTCTACATTTGTAGACGTAATACCATCAAACTGACGAGCCATAGACTCCATAGCCATCTGTTGATTACGAGCAGGTAACTCTCTACTAAACTTAGCAACCTCCTTACTTAGGAAGTCAGCCCGTGTAGCAGACTTGAGGGCATTGTTGGCTTGTTCACTAAATACATTACCACCAAGGAGCTGGTCAGCCTCTTCATAAACAGACCCTACTCGTTCCTCCAAAGCTGCCTCAAAAGACGCAGCATCTTTGTAGTCGTAGTAGTTCTTGAACATATCGTTCGATAGTTCTTGGAGCTTTGTTGGTATCTCTGTTGCGTAGTACTTTGCAGCTACCTGACGGTTGTACGTCTTTGTGTATCCAAACAAACTACGGGCTTCTGGGTCTAGTCCTTTTTGTAAGAACTTATCGTACTCAGCATCCGACATATTAGCGACGTCTTCTGCTGCTTTTGTCTGTGCTACATCTACAGCTTGACCGTAGGCATTGACGCCTTGTTTTAACGCATTACTCAACTGCATCGCTGAGTTGGTTAGAGGTGTCTGCTGAACAGCTACACGGTAGTTACCTCCAGCTCGAACTGTGGGGTTCAGGGCTACAGGGTTCAGGTTAAGTTCTACCTGCTTCCGTTTCTTGGAGCCGTCGTCGATTGTAATTTGTCTAGTAGCCATTTCTTATTTAAATGTTGTAGGAGCAGTAAAAGGTTTGTAGGTGGAAGGACTGACGTTGAACGAAGAGGAAGCATCAAACGCTGGGGCTCCCGATGAGGCGGCAGAAGGCGTACCTCCTCCCTGACCAAACCCAGCCTTACTACCGAATGAGTAAGCACTCATCCCTGTCTGGGCTCCTTCAAGAATAGCACCAAGGTAGTTTGGTTGTGCTATTGGTTTGTTAATTGAAAGAAGGTTCATACGTGACTGCATAGCTCCATCTTGGAACGCTAGGTCACGGTTTACTTGATTGAACTGTTGTTGCTGTTGAACAGAGAAACTATATTCAGCTTCCTTACGTGTCATATCATTCAGGAGCGCATCAACACTAAGTCCTGCCACTCCAGACTCCCCAGCACTCACACGTCCTGTTGCACGAGCTTCACGGGCTTTCTTGGTGGACTCTTGGATAGCTTGGGCTGCTGCTGTCATCTCTTGGCGTTCCCTTATGCGTGACGATGACATCTCTGCTAGGTGTCTCTGTCTCTCCGCTAGAGAGGCATTCTTTTGCATCTTCTCTTGGGTCTTGGCTTGTTGCCTCTGCCCGTGGATAGACATACCTGCTTGGGCTGTGCCGAGAGCCAGTGCCGTTAATGTTACTATTTCACACATATTATTTAGAAGGGATTATAAATTCAAAGAAGGGTTGATTGCTAAAGTTAAGTTTACGAATGAAGGAAGCTCCACAGAATTTGAGCCACTTGAGGGCAACGTGGTTATCCTCGTGGACATAGTTAAAGGTTGCGCCATAAGGCTTGGTTAGTCGTTGAGTCCACTCACGGGACGCTTTAAGGAATTGGTAGGAGTTGTCAGAAACACTCTCCGTGCCTAGACACCAGATGTACGCTTGGTCTCCTACCTGTCCAACACCAAACATTGCAAAGGGAACATCATCAGCATCTAGAGCTGTCAGGGTAACATCATCGTTCTCAAAGCCACTTAAAAGCGCCTGACGGGGCTCGTGACCCATACAGGCTATCTCTATCTGGTCTGCTTTACGCATGTACGGATAGATGCGCTCTATGTGGTCGTGGGTAGCAACAACTACCTTACAATCCCCGTGGGTACTGAGAACTTTATCCATATCGGTTAGAGCGGGAGTGAACAAAGGATTCAAACTCAGCACTCTGGAATGTACTCGGAAGAGCACTCTCGTTTTCAATGGTGATAGTTGTGTCCAAAGGTTTGGTGAACACAGGGAAGCGATAGAAACCACTGCCAAGTGTCAGGGAACCAATGGTAGATGAACCAACGACATCAGGTGTAAAGACGTTCTCGTAGGTATCACGGTACTTAGGGGTCACCTTAACTTTGAAGTAAGCTGAGTCAGCATAATACAGTGAGCCATTACGGATACGCATCTTGGCTGCATTACTAGGACTCTTACCGTTTCCTGCTTTAGCTTTGAAGAGCTGCTCAGAGAACGTGTACTTCATTGTGTAAGGGATACCTACCCAGACATCTGTGTTTCCTGAGACTGCTTGAGCAAGAGTAACAGTAGCTCCAGAGTTGGTGCAGTTGAGTTTTAATCCGTCAGTTGTATAAACTTCCACTGAGTTGTCCTCTGGGGTGTACGGAAGTGTGATTGTAGAGGAGCCGTTGGTGACTGTATCTGCTACTCGGTTGTCGAGGTGAGTAACATAGCCAGCAGCGTCCGATAGGCCAGACGCTAAGGACATCTCAACGAGGTTGGTTTCACCGTTGTGGGTGATGATTGCGTAGAGGGTAGACTCGATGAACTCAACGCCTCGTAGCTCACCTGTGAAGGTAAACTTTGACCAAGAACTGAGCACTTTCTGGTTGTTGCTCCAAAAATACTTATAGATGTATAGGGATGTTTTATCTTCTAAGCTTAGGATAGCAATCATATCCTCAGAGGTTGTTCCTGCTATATCAATTATGTTTTTAGGGATGTAAGCAGGTATATGTTCAGTAACCTCCGTAGCATCATAGGTATCACTTGCTGCATTTACGGTATACTCACGAAGTCCTATAAATTCTCCTCTAGTAAATGGAAAATAAAGATAAGAACCCAATGGTATAGGCTCAACAGCACTTTCAAAGTTGAAGTTTGTAACAGGAGTGACGCTTACCGATTTAGGTGTTAATACATCTCCACCTTTAAGAACAAACTGCCCATTATTAGAAAATAGCATTAAGTTTTCTTGGAAGCCTTTCGCTGCTTGTAAATCTGTAACACGACTACTTGACACTGAAATGTCAATCGGAGCAGAGTCTAGCAGTGAAGTCACCGTGGTTCGTCCTAAGTTGTACTCTACTTCTCCTGATTCTGTCACACTTCCCAGACCACTTTCCGTCATTATGACATTCTCACCACTGAGAAATCCGAGTCGGTTCTTAAAGAAGAACATGCCGTCAATCGTTTGATTAACGAAAGATGGGAGTGGATTAGTGTCATCGTCCCCAGCAAGTCTATCTGTGTAATTTGCTTCTTTAAATGTAAATTCATTTACCCCTGAATTAACAAGAACATGAGGCATTGTACTTGCATCCAATCCTTTTACTATGTCGGGGGCAACAGTCTCTACATATGAACCTGTTCCGATGTTTGATTGGCTGTCGGTTTCAAACTTAACATAATAATCGTCTTGAGATAGCTCAGCGTCTCCTACAATTTTAGTTGCAAAACCCTCTAAATTTTTTTGGGGCAAGTTATGAATTGACGAAGTGGATTTGTACACAGCAGCCATTCCTGAATCTCCCAAGGAGTCAGAGCTTTGGATTGTAAAATCATACTCTTTGTTTTCGATATCATTACCATGAGTAAGAGTAAGAAAGATGCTACTACCAGACCGAGAAATGTAAAAGTAGTCGTCGATTCCTTCTTCAACGAGCTTACTTTTAAGTCCATTAGCGATAGTGTTACTATTAGCGTGGGTACTACTATTGCTACCTGAACTTCTATAAGTTGCTGACTTAGTAATTAAGGTAGCTTCGGGTACGTTCCATGCATTTACTATAAAAGTTGGAGGCGTTGTGTAATAATGGCGTTGGGTTCCCGTTGGCGCTACACTCGTTGTTCCATCATAATTACCTTGGTTTGTTATAGTCGCACCTGTTACGACGCCATTAGTCACCGTAAAGCTAAATCTAGCATTACCGCGAAGTGGGTTTGAAGGTGTCAAATAAATATTGAAGTCATCGGGAACGTTTTGTCCACCACTTACAATATTAATACCTGTAACGCGGTGTCTGTGATAATATATATCCCAGAGACGCCAAGTCCCAGTATCTAAATATTGAAACTGATGGTATACATATGAGGTGGTATCAAAGCTAAATACTGGAGCAACATACTGTGGAATACTGCTTACCTCACCTTTTTCCCTAATATCTATTGATACAGTATAATCTTTTTCATAACCCCCCTGAAGAATCGTAACCACGGCTTGTTTATTATGCGCTGGTGTTTTTATCGTGGATTTTGTTACCGTTTCTTTTGTATTTAGGATAATCGTAGTGTCTGAAACCGTAAGAGCTTTCAGAGCCTCTCTAGGACCGATTACATCTAAATACGTTGAAGAAACCAAAATCCCACTCGTTGAACCATTAATTGTGGCGGCCGCTCCCGTCAGTATGTTAAAAGCTCTTAGTCTAGTACCGTCGTGTATTAAAACATACCGCTCCGTATGGCTCCTGTTGATAAAGTGAACAAAGCTATTCGCATCAATAGCCGTCTGTAGCAACCTAGCAACGTGTCGAGTGTTCGGGCGTTTCTTCAGTCCATCTGCAACAGAGCTAAGAGCGTTTTCCTGCTCCTCACATTGACCATCAAAACGAGTGGCATCAGGTTGTTGAGAGACACCTTGGATAAGGTTAGGAACACTAGTGTTAATTAAAGGCATTAGATAAGGTCGTAGTTACGGTTAATACCAATTCTGGAGGCTACGTCGTAGCTGTCAAATATGGAGTAGTTAGCATCATCAAACTCACGGTCTTTAAAGTAAGCCCGTAGCTCTGCTTCCATCTTAGGAAGGCGCTGGATGTCTACACCGCTCTGTGGGTATAGCTCGGTTAATAGGATAGCCACACGAACACTGAGATACTCACGGTATTTCTGTGGGGTGTCGCTGAGTGACTTAGGAACAATAGCGCCGTCTTCATCAATGTTGAAATACCAACCACGTCCTTGTAGCTCTGTGTTGGTGTCACGCATTAGGCGAACACACTCAGAAGCTAAGGAGTTGTCATTAAGGGCTGTCACTGGAGGCTCACCAATAAACCGCATCACCTTGTTGACCTCTAGGAGTTCTGCGGCTGTGCCTGTCTCCGTGGCTGTCACTAGGCGTAGCTTAGCTGCATCCTTTAGTATCTCTACCTTCTTGTAGGCAGGAGTCTGCTGGAATGTGGTCTCTTGAACACCCATGATACGCATCTCTGCTGCAAAGTCTCGATAGGTGTCTTGAGTGCCAGCTACAACACCATCGTAGAAGGCTTTCTCGGCTGTTGCTTCGATGGCAGTCTGGGCGTCTAGTTGGGTCTTTTGAGATGTCTTTAGGGCTGTGTCAGCATCAAGAGCAGTCCCTTGTTTGCCTTTAAGGGTGGTATCAGCAGCTACGTCAGTTGTCTGCGCGTCCACAAGTGAACCCTGCTTGCCCTTGAGAGTAGTATCGGCTGCTACGTCAGTAGCTTGAGCATCCACAAGACTTCCTTGTTTACCCTTGAGGGTCGTATCAGCAACGAGGTCGAGAGCTTTCTTAAGTTCGGTAGCGGCTTGGTTAGTAACCAGTCCAGCCTGTTCATCAACCAGTAGCTTCTCGGAGGTGCGCTTGGATGTCTCTTCAAGCTCTGTAAGTGCCTGCTGAGAACGAAGAATTGACTCAGCGAGAGACTGGGTCTTTTGAGCATCTGTCAGTTCTTCTTGAGCTTCAACTAAGGATGCTTCATTAGCCCTTTTAACCGTCTCTTGAACCTCGGTACGTTTTTGTTGGTCTACTAGTTCCTCTTGAGCCTCAACAAGTTCTGTATCAGCTTTAGTCTTGGCTGTGTTAGCTAGTTCACCACCCAGACGGAGTGTACCAATCTTCTCCTCTACGTTCCCTTGTAGGAACATAACCTCGTCTATTCCGAGACCTCTGAGTTCCGCTGGGAACGAGTTGAAGTCTAGGGTTCCGTTGGAGTTACGAACCTGAGCTTGTTGGAGGATTGCTAGACTGACTAGCTCCTCGTTGTAGCTAAATTTTTGTAGCTCTTCTGAGCCAATTAGTCGTGTTTGTGCGATGCGAGAAGCACGGATTGTGATGTACCGTCGTGCTTCCTCTGGGATGTCCGAACTCCAGTTATTACCTGTATTACTTGGATAGATAACAACATTAGCAGTAGTACTATAACTACTCCCCGACTTCTGATTGAACCACCAGCCTTTAGACTGGATGTCGGTACTTACTTCCTCGATAGTGTTTAACGCCAGCGACACTTGCTGTGGCAGAGCGCCACCAGAAAGAGAATTAACTGGAGACTCACCTAAGTTAGCAAGGACGATATTTACAGACTCAAGGAGAGTCGTAGAGAGCGAGGTTGTAGGCATATTATTTATATAAAGTTAAAGAGTTAAAAAAGAGCCCCCAAAGGGATTACCAATGGGGGCTCAGAATTAAGGGTTTACTGTACTTCTACAGCACACTCAGGACGCAAGACACCGTGTCCCATTGCATACTTTGCAACGAACAATGTACCTT